GATCCTGGTCAAGAAGTACGACAGGACCAGCGGCATCGTCACCGTCATGGGTGGAAACTCCGGAACTGGACGAGGAGTCGACGGCACTACTGCCGTCGCTCACGCTATCGATGAGTTCATCATCAACGATCCACGCTTCCCGAGGCAGCGCATCAAGGAAGCCATCAACGACACCATCAACGGACTGTACCCAGACCTATGGGTGTTCGGGCAGTACGAGTTCCCGTACCGCGCAGCGCGGTACGAGTACCCGGTACCGGAGGATGTGGACGACGTCTACAAGGTCGTCATCAATACGATCGGACCGTCCGGCGTATGGTTCCCAGCTCAGAGCTGGCGCTTCAATCCGATGTCCTCCACCACCTCCGGTCAGGTGAAGCCAACGCCAACTCCGACCGGCAAGTCCATCCAGATCTACGACCGCATCGTTCCTGGAAGGAATGTGCGAGTCTCCTACACCAAGAAGCCTGACACTCTGGTCAACAACGACGATGACTTCGAGACCGTAACTGGCTTCCCGGAGCGCTACGTGGACATGATCACGTACGGCGCAGCGTGGCGTCTCCTGCCAGCCTACGAGGCTGGCCGTCTTCAGCAGGCGTCTATCGAGGCAACCGAGCGAGCACCGCTCGTACCTACGCAGGCTGCAACTCAGGCGTCTCAGTTCTTCCTGGCTCTTTACCAGAAGAGGCTCAGCGAGGAGAGGGCGCGTCTCCAGAGGCTGTACGAGTCCTACCAGACATTCAACGGATAAGGGGCATCATGGCCACCCGTTACTACAGCAGCACCGCAGCAGAGACCACGCTGAGTGGAACCATCAACTCGTCTGCAACCAGCATTACCGTGGGAAGCGTGACCGGTTTCCCGGTCAGCTTCCCCTACACGCTAGCCCTGGACTACGAGAGTGCGTCCGAGGAGCTGGTCGACGTCACCGCAGCGGCGGGAACCAATCTCACCATCACTCGTGCAGCCGATGGTACAAGCGCTACCAGCCACTCGGCTGGAGCGCGAGTGCGTCACGTATCCTCTGCCCGAGACTTTCGCGAGTCTCGTCAGCACGAGGAGGACACGGCAGGAGTTCACGGAGTAACTGGCAATGTCGTTGGTGACAGCGACACGCAGTCGCTGTCCAACAAGACGCTTGTTGATGCAACCGGAACCCTCAACCGCGTGGACATTAAGTCCGAAGGTGGAAGTGCATGGGTCACCACGATCAATGGTGACATCGACTTCAACACTGACCTGACCCAGTGGAAGCGCGGGCCGTCTGAGGCCAACCCCGTCACTACCGTCAGGAACAACGGTGCCGTCTTCGTTCGCAACCAGGACGCAAGCGCCGACACCACCCTGAACACTTACAGGTTCAGGGCCACCAAGCTGGATGGAACCACAGACATCTTCTATGTCCTCTCCGGTGGAAAGGTGAAGACCTTCACTGCCGCTGGCGAGGATGGCTTCCAGGTTCAGCCAGCAGACGAGACGTCCAACAAGGCCATCTCGGTGAGGAATCCGGCCGGAACTTCCGACAGGTTCGTCGTATGGGGCAACGGTCGCGTTGACATCAACGGTAACGATCCAGCCTTCAGTCAGTTCGACGTGACGGCGGCGACTGGGCAGAGTGCAGACATGATGCGAGTCATGGACAGCACTGGCTCTTCTCGCTTCGCCGTTCAGTCGTCTGGTCGAGCGCTGGCCAACCGTGGCATGACTGTGGCTCAGCCGGGCGTAACGTCTGGCACCGTACTCCAGGTCGGAGGAAGCAACGCTGGCTACACCGGAGACCTACAGCAGTGGGTCAACCCGTCGAACGTCATCGTTGCACGAATCGATGAGTCCGGACACGCCGACTTCGGGCAGGAGACTGCGACCGGGACGTCTGTCGTTACCGCAGCGGCAGGCTTCAGCGTCAACAGCGCAACGATCGGAGTCAAGAAGGCGGGATGGATCTTCGTCCGAATCATCCTTGAGAGGACTGGCGGATCCCTGATCGCCAACTCCGAGGGAAACATCACCGACACGGCAGCGTGCACTGTGGCCGCCGCCTGGCGGCCAGACAGCGTGCTTGGGTCTACTGACACCGTGTTTCCGATGGGAGCATCCATCACTAGCGGTATGGTTCGCCTGATTCCGTCTACCGGACTCGTCGAGCTGACCGACCTTCACAGTGGCAGCGAGATCCGCAACGGCGACTTCGTTCGCATCACCCTTCAGTACCCAGCATAAGGAGTAGCCAGTGGCAACCGTCGTTCGCAAGACACCAGACCAGCTCAGTGGTCTGGGTGCAACCATCCAGGCCAACTACAGCCTTCAGGATTACGCGTATGACTACGCTGTCGCAGGCATCCCGTTCCTCTCTGGAGTGCAGGACAACCGTCCATATACTGAGCGCATGGCGGAGATTAGGAAGCAGCAGTTCGACGCTTTCGCTGAGCCGGGAGAGCAGTCCATCAGTGGTAACTTCTGGTGGCTGCGCTCCCAGTCCAGCTTCACTGGTGGCGCTGGCATCCTCTACCAGGATCCCGACAACGACAACCAGTTCAACATCAGGTTCGACAGTAGCCTAGGTGTGGATCCCTGGACCTCTGGTCAGCTCAAGCTGCTCAGGTCCGTCACCGCTGGCACCGAGACCGCCAAGACTCGACTGCTAGTGCGTGGATACGTCGACCCTTCAGGGGTCGACGCTTACTGGCTAGTGCGTGACGACGAGCTACGCAAGGTGACCGATGCTGCCGATACGGCAGTCATTGGCATCACCCTTGACAGCATTCACGACATCACCTCAAGCGGAGCCACGTACTTCATCGCAAGGACTGACGGGATTCACTATGGCCTGGATGCGGCTGCACCGACTCAGCTCTACACTGACGCACTGAATGACAGTGCGATCATCGAGTTCGTCAAGGGGCGACTGATCGTGGCCCACGACAACAAGGTGTATCAGGGTGTGACTGGCGGTGCGGCAGCGGCGCTGCCTGCCGAGATCTACGAGCACCAGGATGACCAGTGGACGTGGAAGTCCATCACTGACGGACCGGCCGCGATCTACGTCGCGGGCGACTCTGGCACTACGTCTGAGATCCATCGCTTCAGTCCGACACTGTCAGCTACCGGAGTTCCGGAGCTGACGTGGACTGGCGTGACGGCAACCATGCCGTCTGGCGAGATCATCAACACGATCTACCAGTACGTAGGGTCGTTCGTCGGTATCGCCACGAACAAGGGCTTCAGGGTTGGAGAGATCGACAGCAATGGCGACATCTCCTATGGCCCACTCCTGTTCGAGCCGACCGGTGGATGCACCGGAATCGTAGGCTACGACAGGTTCATGTGGACTGGCACCACCGCTCAGCATGATGGCGACTCTGGTCTGTATAGGGTTGATCTTGGATCCGTGATTCAGGAGCAGACCACGAGGGCCGTACGCTATGCGTACGCCCGCGACATCTACACCACCGAGAGCGCCGGTGCCGTCACATCCGTGACCATGTTTGGTGCTAGCGACAGGAAGGTGTTCTCTGTCTCCGGCTTTGCGGCAGTCAAGGAGGAGGCGACTCAGCTAGTCGAGTCCGGCTACCTTGAGACTGGGCGAATCAGGTTCAACACCGAGGAGCCCAAGCTGTTCAAGTTCTTCTCCGTCCGCACGCCAGCTCCGCTACAGGAAACCTGTCTGTATCCGTTCTATCCGGAGTGGCGGCGAGATTCCGTACATCACCTACACTCCAGCTTCCGGCTCCGGAGTGATGGACGTCGGCATCGGAAACCCTGCCGGTAGGCAGAACTGGATCAGGCTCAAGTTCGCCCTGTCTCGTGGCACTGACCCCGCTTACGGCGGGGTCCTGAATGGCTGGCAGATCAAGGCGCTGCCTGGATCCATCCGTCAGCGAGTCGTGACGCAGACCTTCCAGCTCTTCGATGAGGAGACCGACAGGACTGGTCAGCGCATGGGTTCGAACAACTTCGCACGCGATAGGTTCGAACTGTTCAAGGCCGTCGCCCGAGCTGGCGACGTCATCACATTCCAGGAACTCCAGGAGGACATTGCCACCCAGGTCGTTATTGAGGACTGGGAGTTCAGGCAGGCAGCTCCACCTGGACCAAATCGGGGGACGCTGGGAGGATACCTAACGGTCGTAATGAGGACCGTTGCTGAGTCCACTTAACAGGGAGAGAGCATGGAGATGGGACCTGACACTATCATCGCCGTCCTAACCGGAGCCGCTGGCGTAGCTGGCGGCTTCTTTGGAGGCAAGAGGCTTGGAGGAATCCAGGTCCAGGAAGCGGCGGTCAACACTGTCGAGCTTCTACAGGTCGCCGTGGGCGAGCTGGAGCGACAGGGGCGACTCAAGGATGAGGAGGTCGCAGATCTACGAGCAAGGGTGGACATCCTTGAGTCAATGATCACTCAGCGTGCAGAGGTTGAGGCCGTGCACCTGGAGGTTCAGGGAGTCAGGGGGGTTGTGGACAAGATCGCTGCTAAGGTGGGAGCATGAAGCTGCCATGGTATGAGCGACGCGTCTATGCAGTAACCACAGAGCAGGAGGCCGAGACCGTGCTGCACGTTCAGCGCGTGCTCGGTCTTCAGGAGACCGGAGAACTGGATGATGGGACTAAGTCCCACATCCGAGGGCTTCAGGCCCTCTTCGGCCTCCGAACTACTGGCATCATCGATGATGCCACGGCAGAACAGATCGAGCGTATCTTCCCATACGGAGCATGATGCCAAACAAGCCGTACTCCAAGGCCGAGAAGAAGGCCATGGCCAAGAAGGTAGTCAAGAAGGCAGCCGCCAAGAAGGCGGCAGCCAAGAAGGGGGGGCGCAAGTGAGCCCGTACTTCAAGGATCTGCTGGAGCGTGTTGTGGCGACGTTCGCCTTCACGTTCCTGTCCGTCTTCAGCTTCACTGATATGAGCACCGCCAAGGATGCTGCTATCGGCGGAGCCGCAGCGGCAGCGAGCCTACTCAAGGGGTGGCTCGGAGGAATGATCGGCAACCAGGATCACGCTGGGCTGACCAAGTAACAGAAGCGGGGCACCTTCAGGTGCCCCGCTTTCTGCGTTCTACCAGACGGCCCCGACCTTCTCGGCCTACGCTAGATCGGAAGAGCCCACGTCTGGCCTCCAGTCACCGCAAGGGAGCACGTCCACGTGCACCTCGACGTACGGGATCAGCTTCTCGGCGAGATCCAGGATCTCGTCGTGGGCATCCGAGGTGAGGCCGGGAAGATCCGACTCCAGAGTCTCGGACAGGACCAGACGGTCCACGTTGTGCTTGCCGTGCTCCTTCACCGCCTGCGTCAGCGTGATGCTGGCGAGAGCGCGGCTGGTTTCCCTGTTCATGCTCATCCCTCCGGGTCCGAGATCCACGTCTGGAACGTGTCGTTCGCGGCGATCTCGGCCTGCTTGGCGTTGATGATGGCTTCGGTCATGGCCTGCTGCGTGGAGCCGCCCTGGACGTCGGACAGGCGGCTCTTGGCCGCCTTCTCGGCCTTCGCTGCCTTGGCGTAGGCGTCGTACTTCTTACCCATTACTCGCAACCTCCCGAGCTGGAGTCGTAGGAACTGGACGAACTGGAGCTGGAGCCGCCATCCACAACGACGGCAGTGATGTACAGGCTGTCATCCGACTTGCCCTCGTAGTACGAGGGGTACGAGCTGACCTGGCAGGAGAACTTGTGCGGCTTCCCTTCTCAGCTCGACAGATTCGGCATCGCCTTACGGTTCGGCTTGCCAAGTTCGCTCACCTTCTCGATGAAGACGAGGGAACTCCCTCGTCTATCTTGACCTTGCTGGCAGGCATCCACTTGCGCGTCTGCCTCTGTGCGTAGCGGATCTCCACGTAGTGCTTCGTGCCACTCACGTGGGTTCCCATGTAGTAAGCCAGCCGAGGCTGACCACACTCGTCCACCCGAGCGTTGACGACCTTCACTTGTGTACCTCCACTATCTTCAGCCGAAGCCTCCCGTCAGGGAGGCGTTCGACCACTACCTTCCTCATCCCATCAGGGACCGGCCGACCGAGGTGACGAACGTCGTCACGTCGATGAAGTTCTCAGCGTTGTCGGAGAAGTGAAACTCCAACTCCACCTCGACCACCTCATCGTCAAAGGTCAGCTCCATCTTGATGGACGGGTTGTCCGGATTACTGGGCACTCGTCCTCCATCTTCAGGGCGTAGGCGTACAGGATGATTGCGTACCCAGCCAGATCCTTGAAGGTATCCAGCTTGAGACGTGTGCTCTTCCGGCAGGCCCTTGAGCCTGCCGAGCTTGATGCCGATCTGCGTCATGATGGCACCGAGGGTGTCGGTGCCCGCAATCTCAGCCGCGTACTCGAAGTTCGAGAACTCGCCATCGATCTTGTAGTCAGAGTTCTTCTGCTGCAAGGTGACGCCAAGATCCATCAGCGCCGTCTCGATAAACAACTTCCCGAACTCCCGCTCCGAGGATGAGGTTCCTGCACTGCTGACAGGGTTCATCTGTGACATAGAGCGTAGCTCCACGGGCTCGGTCGGATGCCCGAAGAAGGGCATTGGCTTCCGCGTGAATGGCCACGCAAGGGAAGGCGTTGTAGTCAGCCCCTGCGGGGACATCGGAGTAGGAGAGCTGCCCTCTCGGGCAGCCTCCATCGGTACAGTTCTTGCGTCCAGGAGGGGCACCGTTGTATCCAGTAGCTATGGTGTGTCCGTCCTTGACCAGGACGGCCCCGACCTGGCGACGAGTGCACTTGGCCTCATCAGACCAGACTAGGGCCGTCCTCTTGAACGGTCGGTCGGTTGGCATCAGCCAGCCGGGCAACCGCAGTGCGGCGGGAAGTGCGGGGGGTTGGTGCAGTTGTGCTGACCGCTCACTGCCCGTCCCTCCTCTTCTCGTAGGAGTCCAGCGCCGGGGTGGTGCTGCCACCACCGCGACGGTTGTGACCCCACTGCTGGTCGAACTCCTTCGCCTTGGTCTCCGGCGAGGCGTTCTTGTTGAAGGGCTTGTTGTTCAGGTCCTCGGTCCTGCGGTGCTTGCCCATTAGGACTTCATCTCCATCTCGATGATGTAGTACTCGTCGGTCTCGATCCCCTCCGACGGAGGGATGTAGACGCTGTTCGCGTCCTCCTCGACCTGGACTCCGGAGTCCAGAGCCAGATCGTGGATCCACTGCACGGCACCCTGGAGGTTGTCGTACACCTCGACCGGCTCGGTCGTCACCTGGTCGGTGCCGATGAACGTAGTCTCGTTCAGGATGAGGTAGACGGTCATCGCCGAATCCTTGCTCTCAGTGCCTCCGCTCCGGAGGCGGCCCATATCGAGTTTACATCCTCGCCGGACGGAAGTTCAACCCTGATGGCGTTCACTTCCTGGACAACTCGATCGGCAAACTTCTTGCCAGCCTCGTCGCCCTCCTGCCAGACATACACCCGAGTGAAGTCCTCGAAAACCAGGTTCCAGTGATCTTCCCACTTGGTAGCGCCAGGGATCCCCACGCAGGGGATCCCGGCGAGCGTGCTGCTGAGGGCGTCGATCTCACCCTCGGCGATCGCAATGGCAGTGCCCGCACTGTCCAACGCCTGGACGTTGTACAGGTTGGATGACAGCCCCTGCCAGTGCTGATACTTCCCGTGCCCCACATCCTTGCACTTATGCGGAGCGATGCACCGGAAGTTCATGTTGATGCAACCGGCCCCCGTCATGTACGGGATGGCCAGTCGACCAACGAGACGTTCCTGTCCGGGCAGCGGATCACGAACTACGCCAAGTCCTGCGGAGTGCGCGGCTGCCAGATCGATTCCCCGACCTGCCAGATACTCGCTTGCCTCCTCCAGGTGAGACGCGTACGTCTCCTGCGCCCTTGCCAGCAACTTCCTTTGCACGACTGAGAGCGTCGCCATAGGAGCAGTTCTCCTTCTTCATGATGAGCTGGGTGGCGTTGCCCTTCATGTCGCAAGTGTGACAGACAAACACGTTGATGATGGAGTTCACCGAAGCTGAAGCGCTTCGGTCACCATGGAACGGACACTTATAGGCGTACCATCCACGGTCCTCCATCACCTCTTCGCCACCGTACTCTACGAGGATCGGACCGATCGGGAAGACCGGCCATTCACGATCCTCACTGCTTGTCCTCCGAACCATAGCCAGCCTCCTTGAGGAGACGGATCAGGGTGTCTGCCCGAAGGCAGACGACCCACTGGCCGATGTTGGCTTCGCCCTGGCCGTTCATTCGGAGAACGGCTGCCTGGACATCATCTCCCTCAGACTCACGCTCCATCTGCTTGAGCGCTTCGAGCGGGTTGAACCCGCTGCGAGCCTTGAGTTCGAACCAGACACCCGGCGTACCGAGTACGTCACGACCCTGACGGCCTGCCCCTGTAGGTTCAGCATAAGGGAATAGCGGCCGAAGGTAGTCAGCGAAGACCTTCTGGGATCGGTACCCACGATGCTTCCTACTCTGGCTTGTCACCGAACAGATCCACCTTCTGGTCGTCCGGGACCGAGACGCCATCCTGGAACAGGACGGCCATCTCATCCTCCTCGATGTGGCACAGCGCAGGCTGTGCCTTCATGCGGAAGAACTTCTTGGCCATCGCATCCTGCGGACCGAACCGGTTCTTCACCACCGCCACATCGATCGTCTCGTTGTGAGCGTCGCCCCACAGAGTGAGGATGGTGGTGGGAAGCTGGTTGGCCTTACCCATGATGGCGCTACGGGGCGGCGGGGTGCCGCCCTTGGCGGCCTCGGAGGTGTGGTGCACGATCGTGAGGGACGTCTGCTGATCACGTGCCATGACCTTCAGCTCAGCCATCAGAGCCCAGTAGTTCTGCTCACCGGCTCCCTCGTAGTCGACATCCATCAGGATGTCAATGATCGTGTGGTGCGGGTACTCCCCGTGTACTTCACGGAATGCTTCCGCCTCACGCCACATATGCTCCAGCGTGGGCGCTGCATGGAACGACCACTTGACGTGACCGAACTGTCGCAGAGCGTCGGAGTTGGAGTGGTCACCAGACATGATGACCTCTTCGGACTCCTCCGTAGTGAGCCCGGTCTTCATCGACAGCACACGAGTTGCCATCGTGAAGTCATCCGAGTCGGAGGAATGGTACAGGGTGGGGACGTCGGAGCCCATGCGATCCACGATGTTCAACATCATGACCGTCTTCATGGATCCGGGAGGCCCGGCGATCATCTGGATGGACGATCGTCTGAAGGTGATCTTCTTCTGATCGAACACCGGCCAGGGAGCCGGAAGCGGCTCCCCAGCCGACAGACCACGCCGGACGCTCCTGAAGAGCGTCTTCATGTGGCCTACTTGTTCTTGATCTGGACGGTGTACAGCTTCTTCGGGAACGGACCCTTGCTCTCCGGGTCGTCCTTGGTGTACTCGATGGCGAACATCGCGCCCTCGACCAGCTTGCCGCCCTCGCGGACGGCACGACGGGTCGCCTTCAGCTTCTCGCCCTCCAGCCGGACGGAGACAGCGTCTCCGGCCTTCGTCTGGCCGATGACCAGGATCGCCGGGATCGGCTCGTAGGGGAGGTTCAGGTTCAGCTCCGACTCGCGCACCTTCTTCTGCGACTGGAAGTACAGCCGCTCGGCGGGCTTGCCGTTGATGAACTCGCGGACCGGCACGCTCTTCGGCGGCTCGGTCACGAGGATGACGTGCTTGGTACCCACGGTCTCGAACTTGAGGCCGGGAGGGGTCTTGCTGCCACCCAGGATGTCATCGACGTCGCTCATGTTTCTCCTTGTCTCAGATGTCCCAGTCGGAATCGTCAAGATCCCAGGGCTTCTCGGTGGTTGCGGTTGTGGTTTCGTCGGACGTCTTGTCCCACGGCTTGACGGGCGCGTCCTCGTCGATCTCCTCAACTCCACCCAGACCCTCATCGAGAATCTTGGTGGCCTCGTCGATCGACTTGTCCTCCGCCGCCTGCGGAGCCTGGCCTGCGTCGGCGGGGCCTCGAAAGCCTTCACCTCGGCAGCCTGGTACTCGCGAATGTAGTTCGCGTACCACTCCGCCAGCTCAGTCGGATCGGGAAACCGGCCAGAGTGGTCGGTGCCTTGATCTCGACGTAGCCGTACAGGACCTTCTTCGACGGAATCCGGTAGGTGATCTCCATCTAGAACGGGTATCCATCCTGTTCGGACTTGTCATAGAACGTCGCCCTCTTGGTGCCGGGCGACTCGACCAGGCAGTTCGGAGCCATGACGCAGAACTTGCAGTGGAAGCCAGGGTTGGCCTTCCATACCTTGTTCTTGATCTGCTCGTACGCTGCCTGGTAGCGAGCGCCAAGAGCGCTCGCGTCCACCTCTGTCAAGCCCTTGACGGGGCGAGCATTGGGTGCGTCGGGATTTACCATGGCCCACAGTCCGATGTCGAACTTGATCGAACCGTGATCGGTGAACGGGTGGTCGTTACCGGAGAGGGAGTCGAAGTGTTCAGCAGGACGGCGTACGTCTCAAGCTGTAGGTTGTTCTTCGGCTTGCTCTTGCCGGACTTCCAGTCCACGATCACTGGGCCATGCTTCTTGTGCTCACCGACGATGTCGATGAACGCCTTGACCGGGACTTCACAGCCAGCGACCATGCCGGAGGCGTCGTACTCAACCTCCCAGACCTCGATGTCATCGAGGAACTTGATGGCGTTGTCTACGCAACGCTTCCCAGCTCGACCGCCTTGTCCCGGATGATCGGGTCATCGGCAGGCCCACCGGCAAGCCAGTTGACATCGATAGGATCGATCTTCAACTGCTTCTCGATGAGGGGATAGAAGCGCTCCTCGAATGAGGGCGCTTCACCAGTCTGGAGGAAGTCCTCCACGCACTGGTGTACTGCGCTCCCGAGTGGGAAGAACCACGTCTGCCTCTCCTCGGCACGCTTGACACGGCCGAGGTAGAGGCTACGTGGGCACTCCTCATAGCGGGACAGAGCACTGTATGACATGTGCTCTAGTTCCATGAGTGCATCTCCAAGGGGATTGGAAGGGATGACCAACAGACCGTAGGCGGGGCCTCAAACCCGTCGCACCTACTGGGCGTACCACCAGTCACGGTGTCCCTACCGAGAGTAATCCCCGAAGTGGGGCCATCTTGACATGGGTCCAGGGGGTTGAAGCCTGGACTTCCTCTCAGCCTCTGCGCGGATGAGCCGGATTCGAACCGACACCGGCGCCTCCTCGGCGCTGTGCTGCCAATTACACCATCACCCTCACGTGGGTCGCGACTCCACGTGCAACCACTCGGCCCGTCGGCCTCGCGGTAGTACCTACTCTACACCATCAGCGGCCTTCAGGCGAGCCCTGTGTCGCTGGTTCGTGGCCTTCTTGCACTCCCGGCAGCGTCCGCCGCCCTTCACGAAGTGGCCACGCTGGCAGATCCTGTCCTCACCGTCGCGACGGGAGGGCTTGTACTTGACCTTGCGTTCGTACGCTTCCTTCTCCTGGTTGAACCGCCCTGGCGGTTCGCCCTGACGCACAGTCCAGTACTTGTCATCCTCCGTTGCGTGCTCTCCACACTCGAAGAATACGGGACACTCGATGCAGATCTCGGCAGCCAGCTCGAAGTTCGTGTAGTTGAACTGGAGTCGGGTCTTGGTCTTCATGTCCTTGGCCAACGGAGAGTCGACCTCTTGATACTCGAACAGCTCGAACGCCTTGCCCTTGCAGTTTGCGCGGTCCGCCCAATCCGACCTGGAGTCAGGGTCGAGCGACAAGAAGGGGTTCATCTGTACACCCGATGAGCGCGAGCGCTCACCTTGGCTTGCGCATACCGCTCCGTGATGGACGTCTCGCAGGAGCGATTCTTGCACGCGTTGTAGTTGAACAGGGTGGACACGCACTCCCCAACCCTGATGGTGGTGCCGCAGCTAGAGCAGCGGACCTCATGTCTGCACACCCTCCGAACGGGGAGCGTCTGCCTCATTTCTCTCCTCATAGTGTAGAGTACGGGGCATGGCAGTCAAGACGACGGTAATCATCCCGGACATCCAGTACCCGTACCATGACAGCCTCGCCCTCACCAAGATCCTCAAGGTGATCGAGGACATTCAGCCCGATCACGTACTCCAGATCGGAGACGCGATCGACTTCCCCAGGTCTCTCGATGGACCAAGGGGACGGCAGGCGAGTACGCCCCACCCTACAGAAGCACATCGATGGCTTCAAGGGGCTTCTGACGCAGCTCCGTGAAGCTGCGCCCAAGGCCAGCATCACTTGGCTTGAGGGTAATCACGATCTTCGCCTCAAGGAGTTCGTCCGATCCTACGCGGCCCCGCTGACGACTCTTCGGGCACTGGAAGTCGAGAACCTTTTCGGACTTCCTGAGCTTGGCGTTCAGTACGTCAAGGGTCCTGTCCGTGTCGCGACGAACACCTATGCAGTGCACGGTCACGAGAGTGGTGGTTACTGCGCTAGTCCCCAGGCTTGGGATACTAAGTTCATCAAGCGATACGGCAGTGACAAGAACATCCTGTTCGGCCACACGCACCAGCCTTACCTCCTTACTAGGGCTTACGGGTTCGAGGGGAAGGTATCCCCTCGCTTCACGATGAACGTTGGGTCCATCATGGACCCCGTCCGTGCAACGTACGTCAAGGACGGGGCAGTCAACTGGGTAATGTCGTTCGCGCTGCTGCGCGACGACGGCAAGCGAGTGTACCCGGAACTCATCACGATGGTGGATCGTGGGTTCTATCTGGAAGGAGAGAAGTACTGATGGCAGAGCTGGACTACGACATCATGACCAAGATGGTACGTGATGTTGCCCGCTCGGTGTCCTCCGCTTACCCCGCCTATGTGACCCCGGAGGACACCGAGGGACATCTGTGGGTGTGGGTCTATGACAAGAAGACCACACTCCAGAAGGCGGTGGAGGACGGCTCCGACTGGGAGCGCAAGATCGCATCCACCATGCGCAAGGTAGCCTCCGACTACTGCGCGAGGGAGAAGGCAGCAGTAGAAGGATACAGTATCGATGACCTCTACCGCTACCCCCTTCCGAAGATCAAGAACCTCCTGCCCGACGTCTTCTCCTACTCCGACTGGCAGTCGTTCGGCCAGCACGGAGACGGACAGCCCACGGCTAAGCCGCAGGCGAACCAGACCGGTGACAGGATGGTCGAGCTGATCGACATCAAGGCAGCCGTTGAGCGGCTGCCGGTCGAGACTCGTGAGCTGCTGTACCTGATCCACGTCATGCACTACACCACGGAGAACGTGGCGGACCACTTCGAGATCTCTCACGAAGCCTCGAAGAAGCGCGTGCAGCGGGCGTACGGAGCCATTCAGCGGGCACTGGGACGCAAGGACCCAGGCGACCAGCCCAAGCCGTCAGAGAGGCGCATGGTGCGCTCCAATGCGGCGTGGAGGGCGAGTCAGGCCACGCAGTACGAAGGCTAAGCAACCATGAAGAGGGGCCTGCTACGGCAGGCCCTTCAACATGTGCGCTCAGCGCCACACGGGACAGGTGAGAAGGAATCCCACCATCATCCCGCCAGTGAAGACGAGTCCCCGCAGCAGGCCGAGCTTGAAGCCCTCGGCCAGCCACTTCAACTCATCCTTGCCGATCACGGTTCTCACCCTCAGCGATGAGGAAGCAGGCCATCATGGTGGCGGACACGATGGCCACCACCCCCGCCGACTTGGGGTCGGCGTCGAAGACCTTAACGCTCAGGATGTACAGCCCGCCCATCAGAGCTGCGCTCAGATACGAGGCGGTCCAGACGTTCATCAGATCGATCCTCTTGAGGATCTTCAAGAGCTGCGATGATTTCATCGATCCACTCGTAGTTGTCAGTGAGAGCGGAGGCCAGAGCCTCCGCACGGACTCGGTAGAACTGTGCGAGGCCGCCGAGAATGAGCATCCCGGCGACCCACACAATCCACTGGAGGATCACGCCCGGACCATGCGCCTGAAGTCGTCGGCGCTCAGGGTCTGGATGTCGGACAGCCCTGCGGGCGTGTCCATCCGGGCCACGGCCTTGACCTTGTTGCCGTAGGCGGGGCGAGCCACCTCGTACAGGTCGAGGACGGTCCACGTGTCCTCACGGTTCGGAAACTTGTAGACCTTGCCGACCTTGTAGAACTTCTCCTTGCGCTCCCAGTTGGTGCGGAGCGTGCCGACGTTCATCGTGTCGATGTGCGTCGAGCCGGACTTGTCGGTCATCTCGACCCACCAGTAGGTCGTGTTCTTGAACCAGTGGGAGGAGACCAGCTTGATCTCCTTCCATCGGCTCTGCCACGCCGACCCGTCGATGGGAACCAGAACCTCACCCTCCTTGAGGGGGACAGTCGCGGTCATACTCACCTCTCCTTGTTGTAATACTTATTCAGGTTGGCATTGCTGTCAGCCTGAAGCGTGCCGGACTGGACGTCTCGAAGGAGGACACACTTGTCGCCCACCTCCAGCACATCGTAGTGACGTCGTCGCTGGAGAAGGGAAACCTTGTCCCCCGCCTTCCATCCGTCCTTGTTGCTGCCAGGTCCACCGGCCTTGGCCGTGGACGGAGTGAGGATGCGCCAGAACTGAGAGTCGTACGGCACGAACGTACCGTAGTCAGATCCGGCATCGATAACCCAACAGATGTCGGGTCCACCCTCGAACTCCTCCCCGATCCAGGCCACGTGATAGACCTTGGACGTCACGGCAGGCGTCTTGAACGCCATGCCGACCTTGGGCGGCTGCGCTGCCTCGCTCACGTCGACAGCCCACATGTCGTAGATGCTGTCAACGATCTGCGTTGCGACATCCTGAACGGAGCGGTCGTTGTCGACCGCCCAATCCAGGAACTCAGCTACCCTCTTGATCTGCGCTGGCCTTGATGGTACGGCCATACTCCTCCTTCAGCCTCTCCAGCCCGTCGCTGCGACGGTCGTCAAGGGCGACATCAAGGCAGTCAGTCATGGCATCGAGCCATGCGTGCGCCTTCTCGATGTCCAGTCCGAAGGTGATGGCGACGACGTAGTCACCGTGGCTCCGGTACTCGGAACCGCAGGTGCACGTCAGGTCTTCCATCTTCAAGGGTCCTCCTTTCGTAGGCCCAGGGGCTCGCACGGGAGGGGGAGAGAGGCACCTCCCGTGCCAGCTCCAAGGCCCACGACCGAAGTCGTGGGACTCAGTAGCTCAGTTGCCGTCGATCATGGTTCCGTCGGGGTTGCAGCCCAGGGACTCCATGTAGGCCGCCTTGCGCGCCTGGCCCCACGAAGAGCCGGAGTCCTGGAGGAACTGCGCCCGGTACAGCAGGTTCTTGGCCTTCGGGTCCACGTCGGTGACGATGCCCTCAGCCTCGAAGCCGTCGATCAGGGCTTCGGCGTCGCTCCCCTCGAAGGGGCGAACTCCTCCAGCGGGACGCCAGCCTTGGCGAAGGCCAGGCCCACCAGGCAGCCGGGAGTGGTGCCCTCGGAGTAGACGTACTCCTCCTCGTCCGGGTCCCAGACCGAGTCCGTGTGGACGTACAGGCAGTCACGTCCCGGCTCCTTGGGGTAGACGTAGTCCTCCCCGCGCTCCTCGATGGCGTCGTTGATCAGCTTGACGGCGGTGTTGATGTCGAGCTTGATTGCTTCCATCTTACTCTCCCCTTGGTTCTTCCGTGTTTTCACGGAGAGGGATGCACAGGCGAACAATCAGGCGTCCCGTTGACAAGACGGTTAGGGCTTGCGCCTCAGCCTGGCCAGGTACTTATGTTCCCTGAACCTGTGCATCCTTCACCGTGCCCACCCCCGAAGGGGTGGGACGGAGTCCTACCGGTGGAACAAGTACTCCTGGTTGTCCCACTCGACGCGGTCGTAGCCGTCGACCAGGTCTTCGCCGTACTCCTCGTAGTTGAAGTACGGCTCAGCCCACTCGCTCAGGCCCTCTCCGCAGTTCTCCATGTACTCACGGGCGTACTCGGCGTAGTCGCCGTCGAACTCCTGGGAGTACATGTCTTCGGCTTCCTGAAGATCAGAGTCGAAGTCGAAGAACTTCCAGCCGATGTCGTTGATGCGCGCCATCAGCGCGCCGTCCGGCATGTAGTGCTTGGTCGGAGTGTGACGCCAAGCGACCAGCTTGGACACCTCCATCAGCCAGGTCAGGTCACCCGGCGTCTGAGGCAGCTCCAGCTCGTCGCTCCCCTCGTCGAGGGTGTAACCCACGATGTCCTTGAGGAGGTGGTCGTTCTCCAGCGCCCAGATCGAGATCTTGACGATCAGAACCTGGAACAGGCTGTCGGCGTCGATCACGTCCTGGTCCATCCATGCGGAGTCCAGGTCGATCTCCGTGTACTCGCCGTTGTAGTAGTTCTGAACGAACAGCTTGTCCATCTGCGAACTGCCTCTCTTGTTGTCCCTGTCGTTGCTACTCGGACGCCTCGGCGTCCGGGGACACCGCGATGTCGTAGCTCTGCTCCGGGGACAGGTAGCCCATGAACTGGAGCAGGGTCTTGTTCTGCTCGAAGAGGGCGTCCACGACGTCCTTCTTGTTGTAGAACACCACCCGCCCGTTGCCCGCCTCGATGGCGGGCTTGATGCCCGCGACGATGTTGCGGATCTTGGGCGACGAGTACTTCAGCTCACGGGACAGATCGCCGATGGTGCGGAGGTCTTCCGTGTTGATGTTGGTCATACTCTCTCCCTTGTCGTATCCCCTGAACTGGGGTGGAAGCCGTCAGCCCGAAGGCTGACGACAACCATCACTGCTCAGGTCGTGCTAGCTGATGACGCCGTTCTTCACGGAGGCCACCACCAGCTCGTGGCTCTCCTGGAAGATCTTGGTCAGCTCCGCGTTGAACTCGTCGGTCTCGCCGGACAGCTCGGTCGCGGCGGAGTCCATGAAGGGCTCCAGGCGCGGGTCCGAGGCGTCCAGGAAGGTCTCCCGGAACACCTCGTTGTCCTTCAGCTCGACGGAGGACAGGTCCCCGATGGGCTTGGTCGGCCCGACCTTGGTGACCATGTGCATGAACATCTTCGGCGGCTCGCCTCCGAGCATGGCCGAGATGAGGCTCATGGGGTCGCCGTAGGACGGGTTGTCCATGGTCACGACCGCGTAGTCACCGACGTAGGTGATGGCGCGGGCCGGAACGTTGGACTTGACCTCGTCCATGGCGTTGGTCCGGGTGTGCACGGGGCAGATGTCGACGCCGCACATAATCTCTCTCCCTTGTTCGATGGGTGGCCTAAGCTGGCCCGGCACTCCAGAGGGGCTGTACGCCCCTCTGAGGCACCGCGACGGCTCAGTCGCAGTCGTACTCCCACACCTTGCCCTTGGGGGGCTTAGAGGTGGGCTTGGGGGCTTCCACGACCGGCATCTTGACCGGAGGCTTGGCGCCCGGAACCTTCACCTCACGGTGGCGGGACGGGGCTGGACGGGGAGTGCTGCCAGTGACGTAGGCCACCTGCTCCAGCTCCCACTCGCAGTCGGGCTCCTCGGAGGGCTGGCACGCAGCCAGCCCCACCAACAGGGCTCCGACCAGGATCATCCCTTTGACTTTCATCTCTCCCCTTAGTGACTAGCGTCACATATGTCCTGGGAACAAAGTCCCATGATCAATTCGTTTCCCTTACGGATCACCTAGCGACTCCGGGCGGACGCCCTAGCGGACGCCCGGCAAGGTCAATCACTGGGAGAACTAGATCCATCCAGTGGATCAGGAAACGGTCACCCCGGAGGGTGACCGCAACCTCACTCACTGGAGTGATGAGATCACAGCTCGGAGAAGTACTTCTTCTCGGTGCCACGGGTCTGGACGCGGTCCAGGTCCCGCAGGTTCTCGCTGTAGAAGTTCATCGAACCGCGACCCTGGTCGGTGTAGCCGTCCATCGGCGTGAGCCTCTGGACGTCGTCCTCGGAGACGTACAGCAGCACGACTCGCTTGCCGGACTCCTTGGTGTAGCCGACCAGAACGTCGCCCTTGGCGAACTTCTTGCCAGGGGTCCAACGGAGCGGGTACGTGCTCTCGATGTCCTTCTTGGACAGGAGGATGAGGTCGTCGTGGGTGTTCAGCTCCGACCCGTCCTTGGACGCGTCGGCGTACTGACCGATCCACCGGTAGCCCGCCTCCGGGATGAAGACCTCCCGGAGCAGCTTGTAGCCGTAGAAGTGACCGGCGTAACCGGTGTAACCGACGACGGAACCCTCGGACACGAACCCGTTGTGGGACTTGACGGTCATGATCTCTCCCCTTGTTGGTGTTTCCCTCTCCGGTGTGAAGAGGAGAATGCCGCCACCCCGAAGGGTGGCGACAAACCTCACCTCACATGGATGATCACTTCCAGGAGATGGCCTCCGAGAAGGTGTTGCCGTTGGCCGAACGGACCTGGGTGAACTTCTTGCCGTAGTCCCGCTCCCAGTAGGTGCGGGAGGCGTGGGTACCGGTCGAGAGACGCCAGATCTGCGTCTCCGACTCCACCAGGTAGTGGATGCCGTCCTGGTCCTTCAGGACGTCACCCGCGCTGACCTGGAGGCCGGGCTTCCAGGTGTGGGTGAACCCACCCGGATGTCCTTGATGGTGTACATCACGACGTCGGCCTCGCCGTTCGAGAGCTTGTCGCCCACGAACTTCTCGTCCTTGATGTCGCCGTACTGCACGATGTGCCGGTACTCGCTCACCGCGTCGACGAAGACCGTCTTGAGCACCTTGATGCCACGGAGCTTCCCGTTGTACGCGGTGTACACCAGGATGTCGCCCGTGGAGACGGTGCCGTTGATGGTGTCGAACTTGGTGGTGGCCATGATTCTCTCCTTGCAGGTGTGTTACCTAACCGAACATAGCTAGGCAGGAAACGCAGAGCCCGGAGGCTCTGCGCAACCTTCGCAGCTAGTGCGATGATGGGATCACTTGACCGTGATGATCTCCGAGAACTTCACGCCGAGGCCGGTGGTCATCTCGCGCAGACCCTCGGCGTCGATGTCGGCCAGCCACTTGGAGTACGCGCCGTCCTTCAGCTCGCGCACCTCGTCGTCGCTGACCATGTAGAAGTTCTGACCCTTGGCGTTGGTCACGAACATGCCCTTCTTGGGCTGGAACGGGACCACCTTGTTCACGTACGATCCGGTGCCCGGCTCGAACGCCGACTTGCGGAACAGGTCGACGCTGTCGGGGGTACCGGTGAAGGTGCCCCACTTGTTCACGGTGCCGTGCTGGACGATGTACGCGGAGACCGACTCGCCGTCGACCTGGAGCAGGTGCGTCTGGACCACCTTGACGGCGTAGCCGTAGTTGTCCTTGTAGACGTCACCCTTCTCCACCAGCACGTTGTTCTTGCCCAGCGCCTCCTTCCACGCGGCCGTGAGGTCGCGCATGGAGTCGCTGGTGTCGAACCCGTACGAGTAGCCGCTGCTGATGTCGAGCGCGTCCAGGCCCGTCGAGTAGTCCCCGAAGAGCTGGCCGAGCACGCACACGCCGCAGTCACCCAGGTCGAGAGAGTCCAGGTCGATGTCCTTGCGCCACACGCCCTTACCGAAGTGGGCGTCGAGCAGCGCGATACCGGACTCGACCTTGGCGGTGTAGTCAGTCATGATCTCTCCCCTTGTGTTGTGCATGAACCCCTTTGATCCATGGCACACATCACGTGCTGGTTCGAGACCAGCACGGATGAGATTGTGGATCACACTCCTCGATCGATGATGAACTTCAGTCCGGTCAGCAGCGAGCAGCTACCGACGATGGCGTAGAAGATCACTTGATCACCTCTCGTAGATGTTGACCTGCCAGTCGCCAGCCCGCTTTTCGAGCTTGGCGTAGTGCGTCTTGCCCTTGCCCTGATTGGTCAAGAGCTTGGCTGCCTTGGTAACGTCCTGCTCGGCCTTCTTCTTCCCCTCTCCGTCGCCGGAGTTGGAAGAGAAGGTGTGCAACCACTTGGGCATTAGCACTTCTCCAGCATGCGGTCAACGGCGGCCTTCTGGGACGCGAAGCCGTTGTGGCTTCGCTGCTCGCTCACGAGCTTGTACGAGTATGCCTTGCCGCTGGCACCCTTGGAGACACGGATGTGCCCCAGGATGTGAAGCGTTCCCTTGACGCGAACCTCAGCCATGCGGTCGTTCAACCACCTGACGGAGACGCAGGAACGAGCCAGCCCCTTACGGACCGACTTGGCAGGCACCTTGCCCATAGCCCGAGAACGATGCACACGGCTGGTCTGCGGGGTGCGGTTGCCCGCCCCGAAGCCAGGGATGCGTGAACCCTTGAGGGGTTCACCTGCACCCATGAATGCCTCGTTGAACTCGATCTTCTTCAAGGTTCTCTCTCCCTTGTTTTCGGCACTGATGCCGGGTCAACCGGCCGCCCCGTAGGGCGGACCGGCTCACACTGGTCAGTCCCGGTTCTTGTACGCCGTGATGACGGTCGTACCGAACGCGTCGTGAGTCACCATGACGGCCTTGTCGTTGGAGGACAGCTCCGAGACGAAGGCGTCGGTCGGGCAGTCGGCGCACGGGACGTTCATCTCAGTGCACTTGTAGCACTGGACGATCTCGCACACCTCGTACCAGGTGGACTCGGTGGACTTGCCGATTACCTCACCGTCCACCATGTGGACGATGGTGTACGTGTTCGCCAGCTCCTCTAGCTTGGAAGAGGTGATGAGTTGCAGCTCCCACGAGTAGTCGGCGGCGCTGAGCAGACCACGCTTGAACTGAGTGTCCAGCTTGGTGATGGCAGCGACGATGTCCATATCTCTCTCCCTTGTTCCGCACACACTGGTGTGTGTGCGCTCCCCAAAGGACGTGCCCTAACTGCGTGGCAGCAGGTTCGGAATCTGATCCTACACGCCCCTCAGAGTGAGGCCCATCCTGACAGCTTGCGCCACCAGGCAGGCCCCAAACAAGGGGGGAAAGAGTCACGCTCGATCATCGCTACTCTGGCACGTCCATGCTGACCTCCGGCAGATTCCCGGTCAGTGGCATGGATCGCCCGTCGTCAAGTGCAGATTAACCACACCAGTACGCAGGATTAGCGATCTTGCGCGGCCTGGTAGGTGCAGACGTCTCAAAGTAGGCCCTGCGGGCAGACGCCTGGCCTTGCCAGGACTTCACATGTATTGAGTTCTCAAGGCACGTGCAGTCACTTTGCACCTTTCGGCCCCACCTTGCGCACCCCTCGCGGGGATGGGCGTACTACTCTCCCATGTGGTTACGCGGGCAGGCTCCACTTAGCAAGACACCTAGGTCTCGCCTAGCTTCGGCTCCGGCTGCATACGTGTCACGAGGCTTGGTTCCTCCGTGACGTGCTAGACACTCTCACACTCTCGCTTCGGTGTCAAGCCCCTCGTTTCGCTCAGTTCAAGGGCAGGTCTTTGCACGAATGCGCAGACGAACAGACAGCGTCATGTTTTAGGCCACAAGGGCGTTCCAGACACTTCCTGACTGCCCCGGCAGAACCGGGCAAGAGAGACCGTCACACACACGCAAGCGTGTGTCAAGCCTTGAAAGATGATCTGCCCTCCGGCAACACTCGCCCGCTTCCACTCCACCTGCTAAGGGTGGCACATCCACGGGCTCAAGCGCGTTTATTGGACTGCCCCCGAAGGGCTCGCGACGGCCAGGCAGTATCGGTCAAGGGTGCGACCTAGGTCGCATCCCCGCGCTTGTCACATCACCCCCGAAGGGGCGAGCGGTGATCCTCACGCGAGGAAACCTAAGAGATCTAGCACGATGTGGAGTTCTCAAGTCACCAGGGCCTTGAGGCCCCGCCCGCCGCCCCGTTCCTGCTGGGGTGTTGGGCTGACACCGAGAACATTGGGGTTTGCAGCCTGTTCCGTCAAACGTGCAGGTCAGAGGACTTGTCCGAAGCTGTATTTCCCTTCCTTCCTGATCGTGAAGGCAAAGGCAAAGCCGCTATGTCCGAGTTGTCCGTATCAGGATGAGAGACATGCAGGTCAGGGCACATGGTCGGAGCAAAGATGCCGGCCTGGGGCAAACCGGACATCTCGGGCTGGTTGCTACAGAGGTTGCTACAGAACTGGGATAGTTCCTGCCTGGATGTCCGGTTCGTCCCCCTCGATCTTTGCCGTTTGCTCCAGCTAAGGGGGACAGACCTGGTCAAAACGGACACCCGCTCGCATGAGCGGCCTGCCTGCTCAGATGAGCACGCACACGTAAGGGGTGTTGGAACGGGCGCGCGCGAGGGGAGCGGAGGTATGGGGAGGTATGCGGATGGACTGTCCCATCTCCCCACATTCATGCTCATCTGCACACAGATCCACACATATCCCCACCAAATCGGACATCTCGGCCCATATGTACGCACACGTGGTCGTATATGTACGCAGCGTGACATGCCGGGCCTGCCCAGGCTGCTCCTCGGTGTGTCCTGGATGTCCTGGTTTGCCCTGGTCTGCATACCCCCCGGGGGTATCCCGAGATGCCCCAGGATGTCCGATTTGCGACCCGGGGGTTGTTAACGAGCGTTCACAGGGGGGGAGTGAGTCCCACCTAAAATCCATCATAAATACTGTGACCTGCATCACACCCCCCCTCAGAGCCCAGTAATACCAAGGGCTGTAGGGGCGTGACTCAGATCACACACACTACCCTGTCCCCCAAGTACCAAAAGACGGGTATATATATAATGGGGTCCCCGAGGTGTGTCCAGACCTACACTGGTTAAGCGAGTGATCACCTGCCAGATCAAGGTCCGGGGTCCGGCCCTCCAGGGGCCGGATACCGAATGGAGGCAAGATGAACACCTCCCTCGCCAAGCTCGGGATCATCACTCCGACAAAGGGGTCTGCGCCTAAAGCGCAGCCCCGATCCTGACCGAGCCGCACGGCGTCTGAGTTGCATCAGATATAACTAGACAGAAGGGGTAGAGCCAGAGTATGGCCAAGCTGTACGTGACGGAGGATGGAAGGACTCTGAAGACTCCCCCTCGTCAGGCGAAGCCACGCACCAAGGAGGTGCGTGGAGCCAAGTCAGACACGAAGGTCCGCAAGGAGACCTTCATCAAGTACGTCAAGAACGGCAAGTCCATCAAGGAGGCTTGTCTGGACATGGGCCTCACGGAGGCCCAGTACAAGTACCTGCGTCAGAGTGACGCTAACTTCAGGGATGAGATGGATCGTCTGCGTCTGATGACGCAGAACGCCTCGGAGGCCGAGGAGAACCGCCAGAACATCAAGCCCTTCCCTGAGTGGTGCGAGGAGTACCTGGACACCAAGCTGTTCAACCACCACCTACAGTGGGTGGACGTGCTAGAGGGTCGAGACCCACGGAACCTGCATCCCTCCCAGACCTACATCAAGGGTGAGCCAGAGTTCCTTCTGATCAACACTCCTCCCGAGCATGCCAAGAGTACGACCATCACGATGAACTACGTGACGTACCGGATCTGTCAGGACCCGAACATCCGAGTCATCATCGTCTCCCAGACGCAGGAGATGGCCAAGAGGTTCCTTCGAGGTATCAAGGACCGTCTGGCCTCGGAGAACAAGAACTACCAGAAGCTCCAGATCGACTTCGGTCCAGAGGGCGGCTTCGACTCTGGAGCGGCGGCATGGACCGCCGACTCCATCTACGTCAGCTCCAGCACACGTGACTCTGGCGAGAAGGACCCCACCGTCCAGGCCCTGGGTATCGGTGGTCACATCTACGGTTCTCGCGCGGACCTCATCATCCTCGATGACTGTGTTACTGGCAAGAACGCCCACGAGTTCGAGAAGCAGATGGACTGGCTTCAGCGAGAGGTGTACAACCGCCTCAGCTACCCAGGAGGCCGCATCCTGCTCGTCGGCACTCGCCTCGCGCCGGTCGACCTTTACGGCGAGATCATCAAGGACGACTACTACGGCGAGGAGCAGTCCCCTGGACGTACCTCACTCAGCCTGCCGTCCTGAGTACGCGGACGACCCGAAGGACTGGGTCACTCTCTGGCCGCGCACGAACCGCCCACCAGTCTCGGTGGCGGGTCGACAGCTCACACAGCAGGACGAGGATGGCCTGTGGCCGATGTGGACGGGCGAGGCGCTAAGGAAGCGCCGCGCCTCGATGAGCCCGAAGAACTGGTCTCTCGTCTACATGCAGGAGTCCGTGGTTGAGGATGCGATCTTCCCGGTGAAGGCCGTGACCGGATGCGTGGACGGGATGCGGGCGGCAGGCGTCATGCAGAAGGGAGCGCCCGGTCACAGGAAGAACGGCATGGATGGCCTCTATGTCGTAGGCGGCTTCGACCCCGCCATGACTGGGCACAGCGCCGCAGTCGTGATGGGAGTGGATCGCTACTCCGGCGAGCGCTGGATCCTGGACCTGTGGTCGAAGGGCAACCTGAAGCCTGACGACATCTTCGACAAGATCAAGGAACTGACCGTCAAGTACGGGATCAACGAGTGGCGCATCGAGAAGAACGCGATGAACCTCATGGTGACCCAGAACCGAGAGATCAAGCAGTTCCTCGGATCTCGTGGATGCCTGCTCCGTGAGCACTTCACTGGCTCCAACAAGTGGGACGCCGACTTCGGCGTCGCTTCCATGTCCGTCCTGTTCGAGGGATACGAGCGTGGAGAGAACCTGATCCACATCCCGTCTCGCTCCGGTAGTGAGGCGACGAAGATGCTGATCGAGCAGCTAACCACCTGGGAGCCTCTGCCTCCAGGTGTCAAGACCAAGAAGAAGACCGACCTCGTCATGGCGCTCTGGTTCGCAGAGATCCGAGCGCGTGAACTGATCGGAGAGATCGGCGACGTCTTCCACGTCGCCAACGAGTACCAGAGCCCTCGCGACCGCGAGCGCTCCATCACAATCGACCTGGACTACATGGCTCAGGCGAACGTACAGGAAGTAGGAGGATTCTGGCAGTGAAGTGGGTAAGCCGCAGTGACCTCGGGTGGCCTGCAAGCGCAGCCCCCAACCAGTCCACCACCAAGGGAGTGAAGGTCCACTATGAGGGGACCACGGTGTCCTGCGAGGAGCACTCTGACTGTGTCTCGCTTGTCAAGGCCATCCGCAAGTCTCACCTCGCGAACAAGGTGGAGAACTACTCCGACATCGCGTACAACCTTCTGGTATGCCGACACGGGTACGTGTTTGAGGGCCGGGGCAAGCGTAAGCGCACGGGCGCTAACGGGAACCAGGATCTCAACAAGGCCCACTACGCAGTCATGGGTCTACTCGGCTCGAAGGGGGATACCACTCCGACCGACGAGATGATCGAGGGCATCAAGGACGCCATCGCCTACCTGCGCTCCAACGGGGCTGGCAAGGAGATCAAGGGACACAAGGACGGTTATGCCACCAAGTGCCCTGGAGACGCCCTGTACGCCCTTGTGCGGGCCGGAAAGCTGGAGCCTGGAGCGAATGCTCCAGCGCCTAAGCCTAAGCCCGTCTATGCCCCCTTCCCGGGCCGTGGCTTCTTCCGTCTAGGGCAGAGGCACGACCTCATCACTGAGCTGGGCAAGGCTCTCGTGCGAGCTGGATGGAAGGGCTACAAGATCGGACCGGGACGAGAGTTCACCAGGACCGACATCAAGGCTGTCGCATGGTTCCAGCGCAAGCAGGGCTGGACCGGAAGCGACGCCGATGGATACCCAGGTCCGGAGACGTGGAAGCGACTGAAGGTCGCTCAGCCAAAGAAGTAAGGAGACCACATGGCGCTGACCATCGACAAGGTCGCCCAGAAGGTGGAGAGCCTTCGCCGCGCTGCCGCAGATCGCGACCAGCGTCAGCGCGATGTGCATGACGTCCGCTCGGGCGACATCGACACGGTGATGCCAGGGGCCATGCCTGACGCATGGCCCAAGCCCATCGTGGCAAACATGATCGACACCTCCGCACGGGACATGGCAGAGGTCATGGGAGCCATGCCTAGCATCAACTGCGCCTCTGGCGTCATCACTACGGACAAGGCGAAGAAGTTCTCTGGCAAGAGGACGAAGATCGCCAATGCATACGTCCAGCACAGCCAGCTTCCCTCCGGTAAGCAGGTTACGTTCTGCGACTTCTACAACACGTACGGTATGGCTATCTACGTCGTCGAGCCAGACTTCGATGACAAGACTCCACGCATCCGAGTAGAGAACCCGATGGGTGTCTACCCGGAGATCGATCTGTACGGCCGAGTCCGCAGCTATACCAAGGTATGGCGTGAGGAGGCTATCCATCTCGTCTCGAAGTTCCCACACCTTATTCGAGTACTTCAGAGCAACGAGACTGGCGGCCAGGAGGTCGGATGGGCCGAGCGTGAGATCGAGGTCGTGAAGTACTGCGACGGCGATCAGATCATCATGTATCTACCCAACCACGGCAACCAGGTTGTGGACATGATGCCGAACCCTATGGGCAAGGTGTACGTGTCCATCGCCAAGCGCCCCGGCTTCGACATGGAGATCCGTGGTGCATTCGATGACGCCATCTGGGTGCAGCTAGCCAAGGCGCGCATGGCACTCCTTGGTCTTGAGGCTACGGAGAAGAGCGTTCGCGCTCCACTCGCAGTTCCTCGCGATGTCCAGAAGATGACGTTCGGAGACGATGCGATCATCAGGACGGACAACCCCGAGGGTGTCCGTCGTGTGGCTCTAGACGTTCCGCAGTACGCCTTCCAAGAGGGCGCAATGCTGGACAACGAGGCACGCCAGGCGATGCGCAGTCCAGAGGTTCGCTCCGGCAACATCGACGCCAGCATCATCACTGGCCGTGGAGTTCAGGCCCTCATGGGTGGATTCAACACGGTCATCACTACTGGACAGGCGGTCATCGCCCAGGCACTCGCCAAGGCGATTGAGCTATGCTTCGAGATGGACGAGAAGCTGTGGCCCGGAGAGAAGAAGGTGGTGAGCGGCGTTGTCCAGGGGACGCCCTTCGAGGAGACGTACATTCCATCTCGGGACATCCGTGGTAGCTACGCTGTGGACGTCACGTACGGCTTCGCGGCGGGACAGGATCCTGCACGTGCGATTGTGGCGCTACTCCAGCTACGTGGCGATCAGCTCGTTTCGAGGGACTTTGTCCAGCGACAGCTTCCTATGGACCTTGACGTCGTTCAGCTCCAGACCCAGATCGACAACGAGCAGTTCACTGACGCTCTCAAGCAGGGGATCATGGCGTACATGCAGGCTATCCTTCCGATGGCACAGCAGGGCATGGTCGACCCAGTAGACGCTCTCCAGAAGATGGGCAAGCTCATCGAGGAGAGGGAGAAGGGCACCTCTGTGCACGACGCAGTGCTGAAGGTGTTCAAGCCCAAGGAGCAGGCTGCACAGGCTCAGGATCCACTGGCCGCCCTGATGGGCGGTGGAGGTCCAGCAGCACCTGGCGGACCGGGAGGTCCGCCTCCACAGGGAGGAGCGCCCGGAGGGGCGCAGCAGCCGCAGGGGATCGACATGATGAGTCTCCTGGCCGGTCTCACCGGTAAGGGCGAAGCAACTATGTCGGCACGAACTCAGAGGCAGGCACCTATCTAATGGCACTCTGCTGGCACTGCAAGAGGTCCGAGTACCACGACTACGAGGACCGTCACGGCATCCGCTGTCCACTCTGTGGACAGAAGGAGAAGGACGACCCGGCCAAGAGGCCGGTCGTCAAGACCGCAAAGAAGACCGCATCGAGGAGCAAGGTATGAGCGAGATGTTCCCGCAGCACCCACGTTCTGGTGACTGGGAGACGCTGAAGGGGCGTATGCTTTCGCCTCACATTCAGCAGCCCATGACTTCCACTGCGCACGGTGACTCCCGTCACCAGGCGGAGGCGAAGACCATCGGCTGGGAGACGCACATCCTCGTCAACACGGGCATGACCCGTGGTGGCGGAACTATGGCCAAGTAAGGGGCGACCGTGGACGAGAACGAGATCGAGGTCGAGACGATCGAGATCACGCCGATCAAGCACACTAGGTGGACTCTTCTCGTCCTCGGTGCTTCTTGGCTCGCTGGTGTGGCGAGGGAGACTGCTGAGACTCTTCAGATGGTCTCCATCGCCGCAGCCCAGCACAACCTGCACAAGCGTGAAGAGAGCAAGTTCTACGAGATTGTGAAGGACATCGATGGCTGAGGTATCTGGACCCGGCAAGTTCAGCGAGCGCACCGACAAGGCGGTGACTCGCGCAAACGAGACCCTGCCCGACGCAGGATATGGTGAGCAGCGCGACTACCAGGAGCAGAAGTCTGGTGCACCGCAGGGCCAGAGCCCTGGCGGCAACGTAGACTTTGCCTCGCTATTCGGCGACCCTGCTGGCAGGGTGGTAGGACTCAACCAGCCAAGCGCACAGCCCGGCACTCCGATCACGGACGGAGCTGCAATGGGAGCCGGTGCTGGCATGGAGGCGCTTGGTCTACAGGACCAGCGCAAGGTGGACCTTGAGGGGCTGGCCCCCTACATTCCGGTCCTGGAGTTCATGGCTAACCAGCCTGGAGCTTCATGGGCCATGAGGAATGTGGTCCGTAAGGTGAAGGCTCTTCAGTGAGTGAGGAGAACCTGGACTACAGCTATGGCGGTCAGTGGTTCGACGACATGGGCGCACTGGCCCTAGCTTTTGCAGACGCCCCCGTGATGGGCGTCTCCCTCGCGCGGAGTGGAGTGTCGAGGGCTCAGGCCAACGACATGGCCAAGAATCTGCTGCGAGCCAACGTCTCTGCGTACGACGATGAGCAGACGCCAGCAGAGGACGTATCCGATATGAGTATGGAGGAGTAAGGTGGCTTACACGCCCAACGCAAAGGACATGGAGCTACTGTCCAACGCCGTCCTTGACGGAACGATGGACGTAGACAACCTGCCGAAGAACGCACAGCTAGCCCTTGAGCAGTACTGGGGATCGGCTGGCATCGACTTCGGCAACCCGGACATGTCCAGCCAGCAGATGCAGGAGCTGATCCAGCAGCGCCGCGACGCTACTGCGTCGGGCGGGTTCTTCGACTCTCCTCTATGGAAGCCTATCGAGTGGGTGGGATCCAAGCTCTACGCCCTGTATAGCGCCACCATCTCTCCGACCTTCTCTGCTGGAGTCATGGCGGCTCACAGCGTCGTCTACGGACGTCCCGAGTACATCGGCGAGGATGGCGAGTGGGATGCACTGAAGGACTACTGGGACATCGCTCACCACGTCTCCCCCGGCCAGGCCGTGTGGATGCTGGGAATGAACGATGATGAGCTGAAGCAGCGAGGCATCCGACCTGACCAGATGGCAGAGGATGCCCGCCTTCAGGGGGCTGGAGAGTACCGGGACAAGAAGACGAAGGATGACCCCTTCGGGGTCAAGTCCAGGGCCGATGAGTACTTTGGCTCCGGTGCATCCAAGTACGTCACTGGTGCTACCGACTTCGCCGTCTCCTGGTACCTGGACCCTCTGGTCCTTGGAGGCAAGGCCGCCGGTGCCGGTAAGCGCGTAGCCTTCAACCGTGCAGTGGCCCCCGAGATCGAGAAGCTGAGCAAGAAGGTTGGGCCAGAGAACGCGTTCGACGCGTTCGCTCAGAAGCCAGCGTTCCAGGGCATGGTCGATCAGGTCATGAAGGTCAAGCAGGCCAACCCTGACACTGCGGCTGTCACGCTAAGGCGTGACATGCCTACGCTGAGCAAGTCCGCCAATGGTGACGCGCTTGCGCGTCTGCTCACCCAGGCCAAGGATGCCGACGAGGTCAGTGACATCCTTCGCGTCTCGATGGGTGACGATGCTGGACGCCTCAGCCTTGAGCTGAGGAACGCCAAGATCGGCGCTCAGGTCGACATGCTGACTCAGAAGAACATCATTCACGCCAGCTACTACGATTCTCTGACCGACGCCCAGAAGGCATCGCCTCGTGGCCAGAGGATCAAGGATGCACTGGACAGGCAGACTGCGTACGTCTCCAAGATCAACGCAGAGTCCAGGGTGATCGATGACAAGCTGGACGCCTTCGCGTCCATCGACAACATGAACTTCAACCGAGTGACCACCCCTCTCGGCATGAAGCTGCGTGGGTCCAAGCACGTGCAGGAGGGTGGGCTCAAGCCGATCGTTGGAGTCAACCCGATCAGGGCGACCGCCAACCTGGTGTACAACGCTAGCGTAGGGTTCCCGATCAAGGTGGCCCGAAGCTACAACGACATCAAGCCCACTGCCTACCTGGACATCCATGGAGAGCACAGCTACAAGGAGCTTGACGCGTCCCTTCGGGAGGTTCGTGGTATCGACCGTGCGACTCGTGAGGAGTATGTCTCTCGCTACATCAAGGCGACTCCCAACGAGCGAAACATGGCCCTGATCCAGATGGAGCAGGACATCACCCACCGCATGGTGGATCGCTACAATGCCAGGCGTCCACCGTCCGAGCAGATCGACTACAGCATCGCGGATGACCTTTACAAGGACTTCGCACAGCGTCGAGCGAACGGACAGCGCGCGGCTGGGCAGCAGAGGATCTTCGGTACGGCAACTATGCCGGACCCTGCCGACCCTACTCGAACCATTCGAGTGGCGGACGTCGAGGCCGATGGTAGCCGTGTGGTTTCCACTCCGATCTTCGACTCTCAGCTAGCCAACAGCCACGTAATGATGGACTTCAGGACGTTCGAGCGTGCGCTTGAGGCGCACGGCTCCAGCTTCCAGAGGATCAAGAACAGGGTTGGTGACGGATGGTACAAGGTCAACGAGGTAGCTGACACGCTCTCCACTGTGTGGAAGTTCGCTCAGCTCTTCCGTCTCGGCTATGCGCCTCGCGCCCTGGCCGATGACTTCCTTGGACAGGTTGCCCGCTTCGGCGGTCTAGCCATGGCTCAGCGCGCCATTCAGGGTGGCAAGGTGACCATGCAGGACTTCATCCGAGGCAAGTGGGCGTCTGACTCGGTGGCCGCCGCAAGGCAGACGGAGGGAATGCTGGCTCAGCACATCGACGAGCTTAGCGCCTTCCAGATCGAGATCAAGGGCGAGCTTAACAGGGCGAAGGCTATGGGTGCAGATGCTGCCACCATCCAGCGCCTTGAGGACGACATGCTCGACATCACCGACGAGATCGCCACCGCCAAGACCACCCATGCCGACATGGGATCTCTGGTGGCATACGGCTCGCAGATGCGAGACGTCAAGGTCGGTCGCGAGATCTTCGCCGCTCCATTTGCTGGTAAGCAGGGTGAGCTGTACAGGGACCTTGCGGCCGGTGAGCGTAACTTCTCCAACCTGATGGGAAGCCAGGCTGACTGGTACCTGAAGAAGATGAGGCGACTGGACTGGGAGAATGTGACCGTCAGCTCTCATGGAGCTGACAAGCACATGGCTGCATGGATGCGTCACGTTAACGACCAGATCGGTCAGTCCAAGATCGGACAGCAGGTTCTCCAGGGCAAGAGCGAGTCTCAGCTAGTTGACTGGATGAGGAACACTCCCGAGGGTCAGAAGTACCGCAAGGACATCGGACTCAAGAACATGTCCGACTTCGAGCTGGCTCAGCGAGTCAAGGCTCAGGTCGACTACGTCCTGGACCCAGCAATGCCAGGCATGGACGCAGCGCGAGCTGCGATCCTTCAGGGCAAGCTGGAGAAGGAGATGCTTGAGATCGTCCCAGCTTCGGCCAGGCCGATGGTGAACGGCGAGTCCTTCCGCTACGCAGAGGGGACCTCGCCAGTGGCACAGCTCCTGGACAAGGCCATCACTGGTTGGTACCAGATCGCAAACCAGATGCCAGCACAGAAGCTGCTGCGTAACCCTCTGTTTGGTCAGAGTTACAAGGCTCACCTGGCTGACCAGATGACGATCCTTCGCGCTCAGGGTGTGACCCCCGTCGACGAGGGACTTCGCAAGACGCTGGAGAGCAATGCCCGTAAGGGTGCGCTTGACGACGTCAAGAAGTTCACCTTCACGATGGATCATGAGACCAAGATGGCGTACGCGATGCGTCACTTCGGTGCGTTCTTCGGGGCGCAGCAGGAGTCCTGGAACCGCTGGGCAAGGATCATCTCGGACAAGCCTGACGTCCTCGCTCGCGTGGCTCAGGTTTACGGCGCACCCGCAAGGGCTGGACTGATCACCGATCACGACGGCAACCCTGTGGATGCGAGTGGTCACGCTGTGGATCCGGTGACTGGCGAGCGCAAGCTGGTCAAGTACTCGGACAGGCGCATGATCGTGCAGGTTCCCGAGTACCTTGGCGGCAAGGAACTGAACAAGACACTGGGACTGGACGAGGAGGCTAGCTTCGTCATTCCGATGTCCAGCCTTGAGCTGATCCTGAACCACGGCGACGGGGCTCTCCCCGTCGGCGCAGGGCCATACGTTCAGATCGCTGCCAACCACTTCGCTCAGGAGGATCCAAAGTTTGCCGACTGGGCCAAGAAGCTGGGAGTGCTGCCCTTCGGGCCGCAGGACTCTTGGACCGACTTCATCAACCCAAACACCGGTAAGCGCCTCGGTGATGCAACCGACGACATGGGTGCCACCAAGCAGCGAGCACTGTTCCACATGATGCAGGTGGAGAACTACAAGTGGGAGCAGGGGCTGCGTGATACGCAGCCAACCTGGAAGGAACTGAAGGATAGGGCGGATCGCTGGACGATCTTCCGCACTGCGGCTGCCTGGTCTCTTCCGTTCTCCGTGAACGGACAGGACCCTACCAGTTCTTCCGCGACGAGTTCCAGCGCTACCAGAAGCTCGACCCCGACACGGCAGACGAGAAGTTCTACGAGAAGTATGGCGACTCGTTCTACCAGTTCACTCAGTCCATGAGCAAGAACAACACGGGTCTCCGCCCAACGGCGGAGTCCGTGAAGATGAGCAAGTACTACCGCGACCTGATCGACAAGGTTGGTCCGGAGTTCGCCGGGCTCATCGTCGGAGACGAGGAGATGGCGTATACTCTGAAGGCGCATACTTCTATCAGAAGACGCACTCGGCTGGCATCAGCTCCACCGAGACGCAGCGCACCCAGCTCTCTGCCGCAGAGGCGTGGGACAAGCAGAACCTTGCTCGCGGCTGGCAGCAGTACAACCAGATGATGGCTGACGTCAACGCCCAGCTATTCGACCGTGGCCTTGCCACGTTCGATGATGAGGGTGCCGAGGATCTGAAGGCCATGAAGAAGGGCATCACCATGATGCTCACTGAGCAGTACCTGCCTGACGGATCCAAGAACCCGTTCTACAACGAGGCTTGGGAGAAGGAGTTCAGCTCCTCGACAAGGGCAAGTACGATCGTACTGCGCTCAAGCTCCAGGAAGTCGTTGACGACCCGGAGATGTGGGCCAAGTCGGTGTCGGAGGATGGCACTGTCGGAGTTCGCTCTGACATCTACACCCTTCGCACGTACCTGGCATACCGCAAGCAGATGAACCAGGCCCTACTGATCCGCAAGATGAACGGTGGGTCCGACGATCCGAAGGCCGAGTCCAACTTCGACCTGAAGAACTCTTGGGACCGATTCGTCATGGGGCTGATCGAGGCCGACACCAGGTTCGCCTGGGTGCACAGTCGCTGGTTCGCTACCGACATGGGCTTCAACCTGGACACCATCCTCTCTCCGGAGAGTCAGCGCACGCTGGAGGAGTCCGACGCAAGCCTGATCGGCGAGGAGGCCACCGGCTTCCAGGGAATGCCAGACATGTTCGACACTATGAGTCAGGAGGCGGAGAGTGGCGGGGCCAACACCCAGTCCCTCCTCTAACGCAGCACCGCAGGATCCTTCTGTAACCAAGAAGCGCACTGCCAACGAGGTTGCCGAGGCTTTCGCGAGCCTCGGCACCTCTAGCAGTAGCCGAGGTGGCACGAAGGATCCACTGGTGTTCCTTGGATGGGGAGGACAGTACGAAGGGGCCTATGGCCCCATGATCCCGCTCCGCAAGGAGAAGACCGGGAAGCTGTCTGACGTCGCCAACCAGTACTACAACTGGGACGACAAGACCAAGAACAAGTTCCTCAGCCAGCTCAACCTGGCTGGATACGACACGAGCCAGATGCGCGACGCCCAGGTCGCGCAGCTATGGGGTACATACGCAGCCCAGGCTGCACAGTACTTCGCTCAGGGCAGGAAGCTGACACCTTGGGACATTCTGTCCCGAGACATGGAACAGCGTGAGGCGTATCTCAATACGCCTCGCAGTGTGACGCAGACGTCCACCTCGTACGACATGAGCACGAGGGAGGATGCACACGCAATCTTCCTTCAGGCCGCACAGTCTCTTCTCGGACGTGATCCGACGAAGGCCGAGATCAGCACTTTCCAGAAGGCGCTGAACGCCTACGAGAAGGCGAACCCAACCGTGACCACCCAGACTACGAACTACATGGGCGACACGGTCACCGGCCAGACCAGCACCACCAAGGGTGGTGTGAAGGAAGGCGCTCGCCAGCTCATGGCGATGGAGGACGTCAAGAGGGACCCGGAGTACGGAGCCTACCAGGCTGCCACTACGTACTTCGACGCGATGATGGAGATGATCGGAGGCTAAGTGGCTGTCAACGGAGCAGACATCGCCGACTGGGCGAAGCAATGGACCGGCACTCCCTACGTATGGGGAGGCAACTCCCTCTCCGGGGGAGTTGACTGTTCTGGTCTGGTCCAGCAGGTCTACAAGCACTTCGGCATCAACGTCAGTCGCACCACCTACTCTCAGATCGGTGAGGGTAAGGCGGTCGGCATGAACGAGCTACAGGCCGGGGATATGGTGTTCTTCGACACCAATCCCGGCGTCAAGGGTCCTGATCACGTAGGCATCTACCTGGGCGGGGGCAAGATGATTCACGCCCCCGTCCGGGTAAGCCGGTCGAGATCGTCTCTCTAACGTCTGGCTACTACCAGAACGCCTTCATGGGTGGCCGCCGTGTAGGCGGCATCCAGGGCGGAGGCAAGAGTGGAGACTGGGATCCAACTGATACGAAGAAGCTCAGCCCGGAAGAGCTGGCCGCCAGCTACGGCTGGGCGTACAGCTTCCTCAAGGGGAACAGTGAGCTACGCGGGCTGTTCGACGACGCCGTGGATGAGAGCTGGTCGCCCGACAAGTTCCAGGCCAAGCTCAGGAACACCAAGTGGTGGAAGAAGAATTCCGACACCATGCGCAAGGCGGCGATGGAGAAGCAGACTGATCCCGCAACTTGGGAGGCCAAGCTGTCTGCGACTAAGGTCCAGGTAGCTCAACTCGCCGCCGAGATTGGTGCAGCGATCCCGTCCAGTAAGCTGAGCAAGATCGCTGAGCAGGTACTCAAGACCGGCCTGGACGAGGGTGGGCTGAGGAACATCCTCGGCTCGTACATTACGTTCCAGAAGGATGCCGGTACGCTGAATGGGCTGGCCGGACAATACGAGCAGTCCGTGAAGGAGTTCGCCTACAACATGGGTGTATCTCTGGACAAGCAGACCGTGAAGAACCAGGCTCAGCTCATCATGCGTGGGATGGCGACCGAGCAGGACTTCAAGTCACAGATCGTCAACCAGGCAGCATCGATGTTCCCGACCTATCGTGCCCAGCTTGAGGCTGGGCAGACGATGATGGACATCGCGTCTCCCTACATTCAGACCATGGCGGAGGATCTTGACATCCCCTACACCTCCATCAAGGTAACGGACCCGCTCATCAAGCAGGCCCTCAACGGAGTGAACCAGCAGGGCAAGCCCGTAGGTATGGACCAGACCACGTTCAGGACCATGCTGCGCAACGACCCCCGATGGGGCAAGACCAGCCTTGCTCAGGATTCGGTGATGACAACTGGGCTCAAGGTTCTTCGTGACATGGGGCTGGTAGGTAACGGAGGACAGTAATGGCTCAGCCGACGTTCGAGCAGTTCTTTTCTGCCATCGCCGAGCAGGAGTCCAACGGCAGGTACAACGCCGTAGGCGTGTGGGTCAACGGGCACCGCGCCTACGGCAAGTACCAGGTCATGGACTTCAACATCCCGAGCTGGACGAAGAAGCACTACGGCAAGAGCCTCACCCCTCAGCAGTTCCTGAACAACCCAGCAGCGCAGGAGGCTGTAGCCCGAGGCGTCCTGAAGGGTTACTACAACAAGTATGGCGCTCGCGGAGCGGCGAGCGCCTGGTACAGCGGTAACCCGAATCTCCACATGTCCACCAGGTCTCAGCCTGGTGGCCCCTCCATCAAGGGGTACGTGGACTCGGTCATCAACAAGGCATACAAGTATCCATCTGGAGGTTCTTCCTCCAACTTCTCGACAGGGAGTACGGTCACGCCAAAGCTATCAAGCGCAGAGCTTGCGGAGCAGTACGGCTTCGTGTCCAGCTTCCTCAACTCCAACCGCGAGCTGAAGAAGCTGTTCCAGCAGGCCGTATCTGGCTCATGGTCGGCGGACAAGTTTCAGGCCAAGCTGCGCAATACGAAGTGGTGGAAGACCCACAGCAAGGATGAGCGAGAGTGGCTACTCAAGCTCAAGGCCGATCCCGCAACCGCCAAGCAGGAGAGGGATCAGGCTCGCACCAAGATCACCCAGCTAGCCAACCAGATGGGTATGATCATGACGAGCGCTTCCAAGAAGCGCATCGAGACTGCCGTCTACAACATGACTGCCAAGGGTTGGGACGAGTCGCAGATCAGGAACTACCTCGGCCAGTACGTCTACTTCACCGCAGAGAATCTTCAGGGTGAAGGCGGCGAGACCATCATGGAGCTACGCGAGTACGCGTGGGCAATGGGGGTCAAGCTGGATGACAAGTTCTACACGGATGGTGCGCGACTGATCATTCGTGGCATGGCCAGCATTCAGGACTACAAGAGCAAGATCCTGAACAAGGCCAAGGCTGCGTTCCCCCAGTGGAACGCACAGCTTGAGGGCGGTCAGACTGTCATGGACCTCGCATCTCCGTACCTACAGAGCATGGCTGAGATCCTTGAGCTGCCCCCTGGCAGCGTAAACCTGTTCGACAATACGATCAAGAAGGCTCTGAACTACACGAACCCTGGCACCCTCACCAAGGAGGCCAAGCCGCTGTGGCAGTTCGAGAACGAGCTACGCAGCGATCCTCGTTGGAAGAAGACGAAGAACGCACAGGACAGTCTGTTCCAGGTGGGCCATCAGGTTCTGGCAGACTTCGGATTCAAGTACTAAGGAGGAAGCATGGCAGGCGAGATGCCAGCATGGCTGGTCGCAGCGTCATCCACTTGGGCCAGCCTTCAGAAGGCAACGCTGCCGGGCAGCGTTGACCCTGGCAGTGCGCTACAGGTTCAGCTCAAGGCGCTACAGGCTCAGCAGAAGTCGTACCAGAGCCAGCTCAGCAAGGCTAAGGCTGCACTTGCCAAGCTGAAGAAGATCAAGAAGCCGACTGCCGCCCAGAAGCGGCAGATCGTCATGCAGACCGCCAGCATCAAGAGGCTTGAGGCATCCCTCAAGTCGACCACTACCAAGCTGACCACGGTACAGAACAAGTACTACGAGTCGACCGGGCAGTACGACAAGCTGCTAACCGGAGAGAACAGGGACGCCTTCATGGCGCTCAACTCTCTGTTCAAGCAGTACGGCCTTGAGTCCCTGGCTGGCAAGATCTACGAGTACGTGAAGAACGGGTACGGCGCTGACACGATCAGCATCCTGCTCCAGGACACGCCCGAGTACAAGAAGAGGTTCGCAGCGAACGAGGCCCGCCTCAAGGCGGGACTGTCCGTCCTGTCTCCGGCTGAGTACATCTCAGTGGAGAACAGTTACCGTCAGATCATGCGTCAGTCCGGCCTGCCTGTCGGCTTCTACGACAGCAACACGGACTTCACCAACTGGATCTCCAGCGACATGAGTCCGACGGAGCTACAGGGAAGGGTGGATCTAGCCACTCAGGCCACGGCTCTGGCTAACCCGGCGTACAAGGCAGCCCTGAAGCAGATGGGACTGGACGACGGCCAGCTAGCAGCCTACTTCCTGGATCCCGACAGGGCTCTTCCGATTCTTCAGAAGAGCGCCGCCACTGCGGCGATCGGAGCCGAGGCACTTCAGCGTGGACTTGCCTTCGACCAGCAGTACGCATCCGAGCTGGCGACCGCAGGAGTCAGCCGAGACCAGGCAGCTCAGGGGTACGCCAAGATCGCAGACGAGTTCAGCGACCTCGGAACCCTGGCTCAGGTCTATGGTGGCCAGTGGACTCAGCGCATGGCGGAGGAGGACGTCTTCGTCGGCGGGACCGGCGCTTCTCAGCAGCGCGAGAAGCTGATGGCGTGAGCGAGGATCCTTCTCTGGAGGTACCGGAGGGCACGCGCTGGACTTGCACAGCGCGGAGGAGCAAGGTAAGGTTATCTCTGTGACCAGCCGTACCCTGCAAAGGGCGGCTGGTCCAGACTACTGGGTATAGTGAAGTGGCATAACGCCTGCCTTGGGAGCAGGTGACGTAGGTTCGATTCCTGCTACCCGGACGAGACCGGAGGTCGTGGGTTCAAATCCACCAGCTCACCGCAATCCTAGGTTGGTGACTGTAGCTCAGCGGCAGAGCGCCGGTCGTGACTTGCCCTATTGGTGTAGCGGTAACACACTAGTCTTCCAAACTAGGTTCGCCGGTTCGATCCCGGCATGGGGCTCTGCGCGGTGGTGTAACGGTAACACGCTGGTCTCATAAGCCAGAAGCTGCGGGTTCGAGTCCCGTCTGCGCTATGCGTTCGAGCGATGGTCGTGCGGCGGATTCCAAACCCGCTAGCTGTGGGTTCGATTCCTACCGGGCGTGCTCAATGCCCCTTGATGTAACGGCAACATGCGAGGCTCTGAACCTCGTCTTCTTGGTTCGAATCCAGGGGGGGCAGCTTTGGAGGGTGGCGCGCAGTGGTGCGCAACTGGTCTAGAAAACCAGGCCATGGTCACCATGAGGGTTCGACTCCTTCACTCTCCGCTCTGGAAGGTGTGCCGCGTGGGCGGCACTCCCCCTGCTAAGGGGAGCTAGTCTCTGGCTAGTGGTTCGACTCCACCTCCTTCCGCTGGATGGGCTCTGGGAAGCACAAGGGGCTGTAACCCCCTTCACCTGTAAGGTGTAGCTCGGTTCGATTCCGAGACGTCCAACCACGTGGTCCTGATCCTCTTGGTGAGGAGCCCGCCTGCAAAGCGGGCGGTTCGGTTCGAATCCGACTGGGCTTCTGGGGGTCGTTAAGGTGACACGTTAGTTTTGCAAACTGACCTAGCAGGGTTCGATTCCCTGGATCTCCACTGGGATGTAGTATAACGGTGCATTACCCTCGCCTGATACGCGAGAGAACAGGGTTCAACTCCCTGCATCCCTACCACTTGCCTCGTTGGCGTAGAGGTCAACGCAGCCGCCTGTCGAGCGGAAGATCGCCGGTTCGAATCCGGTACGAGGCGCAACGAGCGGGGGCACCTGCTCGGAGAGTGACAGAACCGAGTCCTCCCTACTTGGTAGGGGAGGAGCGATTGTGCACGCGGCGTCAGAAAACGCCGCGACCCAAGGGCTACTGCTGAGGGTCGCGGATGGAGGAAACCTTAGCGGGGGACCGAAGGCGCGCTTAGCGGCGAACGCGTGGCTCCGGAGTACTTCAATTGGCTGAATGACCAAGCTCCGGTTGTGGGTAGCGTCCCACCTCTCACATACTCTCGTAGCCCAATTGGCAGAGGCGGCAGGCTTAGACCCTGCGCGATGGGGGTTCGAATCCCTCCGGGAGTACTCATCCTCCAGTCGTCTAGTGGTCTGGATATCCGGTTCTCACCCGGAAGGTCAGGGTTCAATCCCCTGCTGGAGGACTCAACGGCTCTTAGCTGAGATGGATTAGCTACCGGTTGAAACCCGGTGTAGGTTGGATCGTTACCAACAGAGTCGGCTGTGACCATCGTTCAGTGGTAGGACTCCGGGTTGTGTCCCCGGTCGCGAGGGTTCGATTCCCTCTGGTCACCCCGCTTCCTTCGTCTAAAGGACAGGACGCCAGGCTACGAACTTGGTAATGAGGGTTCGACTCCTTCAGGAAGCACAACGAGGCACCGGATCAGACGCGGCTTGACTGGCCGTACCGGGGGCTAGTCACCCAGCCTCGCATACTCCAGTCGCACAGTTGGTAGTGCAACGGACTCTTAATCCGTGAGGACGTGGGTTCAAGTCCCACCTGGAGTACTCTGCCTGATTAGCATACGTTGGCCCATGCACCTGTCTAGTAAACAGGAGAACGTCGGTTCGATTCCGACATCAGGCTCTGAGCGCCCTTGAGGGCGCTCCATTCCCGCGTAGCCAAGTGGTAAGGCAGACGGTTGTTACCCGTCGCATCGTTGGTTCGAATCCAGCCGTGGGAGCTGCCTCGGTGAAGGACGCAGTCCCGCCTCCTAAGCGGGTTCATCAGGGTTCGACTCCCTGCGAGGCTACACCCCCTTCGTCCAATGGGAGGGCCGCTGTCTTACAAGCAGCAGACGGGAGTTCGATTCTCTCAGGGGGTACCGGTACGGCATTGCTGGCAGCCAGTACTGTAGTGAAGACCAGCACACACAGTGCACGAGCGAGAGCCGGGTTCCCTAGCCCGGCCCTTTGGCGTGCCTAACTTTCTAGGAGATCATGTGAGCAACTGGGGTATCGAGGACGCAAACGACCTGGGCGGAAACAACGACAACACCGGCCCGAAGGCACTTCGTGACGCGTACGACGCGCTCAAGCAGCAGAACAAGGAGCTACAGGACGGACTGGCCGCCGTCCAGACGCAGCTCCGTAACCAGACTGTAGGCGCGGCTCTCAGTGAGCTTGGCATTCCCGCTGCTGCCGCCGAGCAGTACAAGGGAGAGGCGGACCCCGCAAAGGTCCGTGAGTGGGCTGCATCCATGCAGTCCCTTTTCGGCGGTGGACAGGCAGTGACGCCTGGCAGCACCCCAACTCCAACCGATCAGCAGCAGGCCCCAGAGGGCCTGGCACCCGACCTTCAGCAGCAGATGCAGCGCATGACTGAGGCTGGACAGCAGGGTGCTCCACTCGGAAACACCGAGGCAGCGGCTGCACGTATCGGTGACGCTACTGATATCGCGGGCCTCATCTCTGCCTGGCAGACGATGAAGTAAGGCCCTCCTCCCTAGGAGGTTGGTGTGGCTAACGCCTTCACCGGTACTGCGGCGATGAGCAATCTCGTCCAGACCACTTACGACCGCGCACTGAGTTCGCTCTCCGTGCGCAGCCGATGTTCCGTCAGGTCGCTGACAAGCGTCCTGTCCAGCAGGCGATGCCTGGTTCCAGCGTTGTCTTCAGCCTGTACCAGGATCTGACCCCTGCTACCACTCCACTGAACGAGCTGGTGGACCCGGACGCCGTAGCGGCCGGTAACCCTACCACTGTCTCCGTCACTCTGAACGAGTACGGTAACAGCATCCTCGTCTCCAACAAGCTGGACCTGTTCAGCTTCACTGACGTGACCGCAGGTCTCGTCAACCAGGTGGCGTGGAACCTTGTCGACTCTGTCGACAACGTGGTTCGTGCCGTCCTCGACGGTGGAACGAACTACATCCGCGACAACGGCGCGTCTGGCCCTGTGTACAACGGAGCCGAGACCACTCTGGGAACCACCGCAGCCGACACCTTCGGATCTGCCTGGGTTCGTCTGGCCGTGGCGAAGCTGCGCACCAACAAGGTGCACCCCAACAAGGGTAGCTTCTACACTGCCTACATCCACCCGGAGGTGTCTCACGACCTGCGTGCCGAGACCGGCAACGCCGCATGGCGTCCGCCGCACGAGTACTCTTCCGCCTCTAACATCTGGAGCGGAGAGATCGGCGAGTACGAGGTGCAGTCTTCATCGAGACTCCTCGCGCCAACGTCGATGTAGACGCCGGTGCCGGTGGCACTGTCGACGTGTACAACACGTACTTCACTGGACAGCAGGCCCTGGCCGAGGCTGTCGCGGAGGAGTTCCACACCGTGCGCGGACCGGTCGTTGACAAGCTGACCCGCTTCCAGCCTCTCGGCTGGTACGGCGTGGCTGGCTGGAGCCTGTACCGTCAGGAGGCGCTGATCCGCGCCGAGTCTGCCAGCTCCATCGCTGTCAACACCTGATGAGTAAAGGGGCCGCCTTCCGGGCGGCCCTTCTTCATATCCCAAGGAGACACATGTCTGGTAACGACAACACCAGCTACACGGTGCGCGTGGTGAGCGCGACGACTACCCTCACGAACAACGACTACGTTCTGAGTGTGGAGTCGCCAGCGGCCAACGTGACCGTGAACCTTCCGCAGTTGCGAGCGTCCAGCCTGGACGCACGTACATCATCAAGCGTGACGCCACTGCAACGCAGACCGTGACGCTGGATGGAAACGGATCGGAGACCATCAACGGTGCGGCCACTCGCGCCGTAGGCGCAGCAGGCACTGCTGGAGCTGTGGTGATCATCTCCGACGGTGGCGAGTGGCACGTCATCGGTAGCTACTGAGTGAGGAGGGCCTTGGTTAACTGGCTATTCACCACGCCTACGGTGGCCGAGGCCCCTTCGCGTGGAACCCTCTCCATGAGAGGTTCAGGATCCCGCGAGCAATCTCGCTCGTCGAGGTTGCCCCATGCGAGTATCGCGAAGTTCGATACGACGCTTACACCAACGAGAACGACACGATCGCGGCCGGACTCCACTACTTTCGTGGAGGATATGAGCACATCGTGGACGACGCGACCAAGGCTTGCCTCATCGGCTCCGGTCTCGTGACAGAAGACAACTTTGCCCCACCTCCAGGGACCTTTGGAGCTGGCGGCTTCGGAGAGGAGGCTTCGGAGGGTAATGGCCTACGATCAATTCCAAGGGAACGCCCGACTGGGACGTTCCCGTCAACGCCGCATTCACCGAGCTGGACGGCAGGACCACCACTCTTGAGGTGACGTGTCCATCATCCCAACCCTTGAGGCCAAGCTCACTGGCGAGACCTGGTACAGGATGGTCGCATCTAACGATGCGACCCAGAACGTCAAGGTCAAGGCCGACTATGTGTGTGATGGTACTGACGACCAGACCGAGATCCAGAACGCCGTCGATGCGGCGTTCGCTGAGAACGGCGGCATCGTCAAGCTATCCTCGGGTAACTTCAACCTGAGCGCACCTATCACTCTGCATCCGACCGTCACCCTACTGGGGCAGCACGGTGAGCAGATCTTCAACCCAGACCAGTCGGTCACTAGCAGTAGGCTGGTGATTACTGCGGGGTTCGTCGGCGGAGCGGCCATCGTCCTACTAGGGCAGACCGCAGCAGGGTACGCGAACAAGAGTGCAGAGCAGCGAATCTACGCAATCACGATCCTCGGAGACGATGCGCCAGCAGAATCCACGGCATCCAGGGTAGCGACTACATCCATGGAGTCGTGCTGCGGGATGTCGGCATCGTCAGGGTTACCGGGAAGGAATCTACACCTTCACCGAGAACGGCTCTCAGCCGTTCTCTTGGACCTTTGAGCGCGTGGTTGTTGATAACGCTGGTGACACTGGCATTCATCTGATCAACCACACCGACGCAACGATGGTCGACGTCATCTCCATCGGATCCAACGTCAACGGGTTCATCCTCTCCAACATGCCGAACAGCCGAATGGTCGGCTGCCGAGCCGAGTGGTCCGAGGCTCACGGATACAAGATCGAGGGCAACTGGGGAACTGGCCAGGGATCTGGCGGCATGCTCATGAGTGGATGCTCCACTGACCGCAACGGTCAGAACGGCTTCGACATCACGAGCACCGGCAACGCTCCGATCAACATCGACGGGACCATCACTCGCCGAGACGGACGCAACGGCGGAGCCGGAGGCGGGGGATACGCTGGCATCAGTGTGGCCAACGCTACCAATCCGATCATCATCTCCAACCACACCAACTATCCTGGCGTGGATGACGACGGCTCTGGAGTCAACAGTCCCGACTATGGCCTGAGCGCAACTGGCTCGACCTACGTCTTCCTGTCGTCCGGCTTCCTGCACGCAGAGGTGGACGGCTTCTTCGATGGAGGCGGAAACGCTCAGCTCCGTCGAGGGCCAAACGTTGGCGAGCGCACTGGCTCTACCGCCACTCCGACCGATGCCTTCTCTGAGCCGTGGACTGCGTACGGCAACATGGATGTCACTGGCTACTTCGTGACCAACTCCGGTCAGTCGAATGGTCAGTGGAACATCTTCAGCGGAGCGCCTGATGCGCTCCGTCTGGGGTCTGGCGGAGGTGGACTGTCCGTATCTGAGGGCGGTGCGGCACGCATGGGCGTAGCCACCCTAGTGGGTGGCACCGCAACGGTGGCCAACACCTCGATCGCTGCGAATGACAGGATCTTCCTGACATCCCAGGTTGACGGCGGAACGCCAGGCTTCCTTCGCGTGAGCGCAAGGACCGTGGGCACCAACTTCACCATCACCTCCAGCAGTGGAACTGACACATCGACCGTCGCATGGTTCATCGTGCGACCAGCGTAAGGAGTGAGTATGGCTCACAACTATGACCCGGCGAAGATGCCGTGCGATCCGCTGTACCACCCTGCATGCGTCGGCTACGACATGTGCATCGCTGGTCCCGGTGGACGCACTGTCAACATCGAGAACAACGAGAAGGGCATCCTGGAGACTGGACTGCATCAGGTGATCTCGCGTCACCAGCAGGCCGAGCTGGGCTCTGATCACGACTCGTTCAAGCAGGGCATCTACACCACGAACAGCGTGGGAGACAACGACTGATGGCGGGCAAGTTCAAGAAGGGCGCTCGTTGTTCGAGCGCCTGCCCCACCAAGGATCACCGAACGTTCGGTGAGTGCATGAGGTCCAAGGGGCTTCAGCTCAACCCGAACCTGAGCAATACCGGAGCAACTAAGGCTTGGGATGCCGAGCTACAGGCTTACAGGGATGCACGCCGTCAGGGCGTGCAGCCTTCCGGTACAACCATGGACAAGATCAACCAGGCCATGGAGATCAGTGACAAGACGGGGGTAGCGTACAAGGGGGCCTAATGGCCGAGCAGATCGTGAAGCTAGACTCGACCACGCCGCGAGGCGTCTATCTTCACTCCATCGCCGCAGTCCCAGGTACGGTAGCCGAGCAGACGTTCATCACCCTAATGAATCCAGTCGGATCCGGCAGGGTGATGACGCTCGGCACCATCGCGCTTAGCTACTCGAACACTTCACCGGCAACCGTCGTGGATCCGGTTCGAGGATGGCGTATCAGCGCTCACTCTGGTGGCAGCCTTGTGGCTGCCAGTGGCATCGGCAAGTTCAGTACAACCATGCCTAACGCGACGGCAGAGGTGAGGTCGACAATCCGACCATCACGAAGGTTTATCCAGTCTTCAACTCTCCGCCGCCAATCGACAACAGGTCTTCCAACGTTCACACCGTGGAGATTCCTCCTGGAGCTACGTTCCTGATGCGCCCCGGCGAGCGTTGCGATCAACAAGCTGAACGGAACAACCAGCGCGACCTGGAACATCACCATCGTGTGGGCTGAAGCCTTCTAAGGAGAAGAAGTGGCAGTCACCTTTGCCAACATCGTAGACCGTACGAAGCAGCAGCTTCTTGGCTACACCAAGGATCAGGCAGCGGTCTCGTATCTAGTCGAGCCGATGACTGCCACCTCCACGCAGTTCCATGCCGACGAAGAGACGATCACCAACCTGTCTCGTGGACTGGTTGAGATCGGGGATGAGCT